TGCAACTTGACCAAGGCTTCGTTTCAAACCTACAAGCTGGTTGATGCTGGCCAGACAGAGTATATCGAACGTACTATGTGGTTTTAAAAACCAGTTGACTTCTTTTCAGTAAAAGACTATATTTAATTATAGGAAATGGAGATCAAGATGGCGCGTAAAACCTATAAGACCTATTTTGTAAGTAAGGAAAACAACTGGGGCACTCCTCGCTGGGTCGTTTGGAAGGAAAATTGTTCGCCCTTCGGCCGATATCCTACTAAAACGGCTGCTATCAAGGACTGTCGTACATATGGCATTAAGCTTGAAGAACGCTAAACCCCGTTGACTTATTTTCAGCAAAAGACTATATTTAATTATAGGAAATGGAGATAGAGATGTCTAAGGACACTGAACAGTATCGCGACCGTATGGAATTCCCTATGGAAGCCCTTGCCATAGAGCTTTTTGGATTTGCCGATCTCTCATGCGGAACCATGTCTGACCCTGAAATTGTAGAGCATGCGACCCGTAAGAGTAAGATGCTGAAGGAAATGATTCTGGCTACGGGCTTCTCTGAGGAAATGCTCAAGGCTTGCATGATAAACTAGTTGACTTATGGTTCCTATATCTCTACGTTATAGATATAGAAATTGGGACCGATCCATATGCTACCGCCTATATCTGACGAACAAATGATGTGGTATATTCTTAAGGGGTATACTATTGATTTGGGCGCATACGGCAATCGGGCTTGGTGGCTAAACGGACAACTTCACCGAGAAGATGGTCCTGCTATTGAATATGCGAGCGGCAATCGGGATTGGTTTTTAAACGGACAACGTCACCGAGAAGATGGTCCTGCGTGTGAATATGCGGATGGAACTCGGGCTTGGTATCTAAACGACCGATTAATGACCGAAGAAGAACACCGAAAACTCACGCAAAAGAAAATGGCTAATATCGGTTGACATCACGTCTCTGATTTGCTAATATGAATCATAGAGATTCAGCAAACGGAACAAACCATGAATAGTTTTGTTTTTCGGGCCTTTGGTAACTCTAAGGTCTTTAATGCGAATACGCACAACGAAGCGATGTTGATGGCTAATCGTCATTTTCCGCTTGGTTCTGGGGTTTGGCAGAAGATTTCGGATTCCCAATGGAATTGGGTCGAAGGTAATTTTTTCGATTAATTAGTTGACTTCGGGTCTATGCTTTGCTACTATGAATCATAGAGATTGAACAGAAGGAGATTTTCACATGAGTCGCGGCAAATACAGCCCCGCTTTCAAGCGTGATATGGAACTTCTGTACAATGCTTACGGTGATATTCCTCCGGAATACGCTGTCGGCCGAGACACCTTTGACGAAAGATTGCACGTGGCCAACTATGAATCTGAAGGGTATGATTGGTACGGGTATTCCGGCTATGACGCAGACGGTAACTACGTCGGGTGTGGTAACGGGGTAGATCGTAATGGTTATACGGAGATGGATTATCTCCGTATGTCTGATGAAGATTTTGAATGGGCTTGCAGGTAAATGACGTACTATCTGGTGACTGCACAGATTCAGAAAACGCCCTATATGGGTGACACTGAAACCTTTAGTGACCAACGACTGGTTAAGGCTGATGATGCCGAAGAAGCCGAACGAAAATATGAGAAATACTGGGGTACTCAGACCGACGAGTATTCGGTTTATTACTACGCTAGCGGAATTCGCGCTAGCAATACTATAGAATAACGGACTCGCAAGGGTCCAAATGGACCCTTAGCTCAGTGGTAGAGCAGCGGCCTCTTAACCCGCGGGTCCCCGGTTCAAATCCGGGAGGATCCTCCACTAAATTTAAGGTCAGGTATCTTAAGAGGAAGAGAGCGTCATTTGTTGATAAATACTTATAGGTAAGTGAATAATTAAGTATGACGAATAATGTTCGATTATGTTCTTGTATTTCTTGTAAGGAAGTTTTTGCTTCGCGGTCCATCCCGCTGCATTATAAAAGATGTGCAGTAAAAGGAGGCAAATATATTAGACCGGTGTTTAATAGTTTAACATGCCTCTTTTGTGACAAAGTGTTTGAATCAGCAAACGCACTCAGTCAACATAAAGTCAGGTGTCCGAACAACACAAATAGAATAGACGTGTCGAATATATTTAATAATTCAGATAGAAATAAAATTCCATGGAACAAAGGTAAAACTAAAGAGACAGACGATACTATAGCTACCATATCAGCCAAGATAAAACAACTTTATGATGCCGGGCATTATGATTATAGGAAAGGCGTGCCATTAACAGATGAGCATAAAAGTAAAATGTCCGAATCGATTGTTAAAAATGCATCACATAACGGTGGATACAAGCGTGTCCCGTACATTAAATACATATGTCTTTCTGGCAAAGAAATTACGCTAAGAGGTTCATATGAAGCTAGATTCGCTTCGTTATTAGATAGACATAATATTGAGTGGGAGTATGAGAAATCAATTCCATATATGGACGGAAATATATTCAGACATTGTTTTCCAGATTTTTTTCTTACCGAAGTACGATCTTTACATAGACACTAAAGGTCACTTTACTGATGAGGCAAAACGCAAATATGAATTGATTAGGTCTCAGACTGCTATATGCATTAAAGTTATATTTTTAGACACCATTGCTGCAATGGAAAAGGTAGACACGACTACATTCGTGCATGAGCTTGTTGGATGGGCGACTCCCTCATAAGGAGTACTAACTTGGTTCGATTCCAAGATGCACGACCAAATCCCCCTGACCACCAACATTAAGTAGTATGCAAGGCTAATCGCAACAAAAGACTATGGGCAAAGCACTAAGTTCCTCGCCCATAGATTGAGGCTGTTAGAGAAAATAACCTCGTGATTAGGTTGAGGTGTGCTACTTACCCAAAACACTGTACATTATAGCAAAATAGTATATAGTAAGAATATACACAATTAATTGGCTCTTGGGTCTGCATGGTGAAGACACCCGCCTGTCACGTGGGAGATGAGGGGATCGTTACCACTAAGAGTAGCCATTTATATACGTTTGAAAAGGAATAGAAAATGAAGGTATCACTGCGTAAGGCAAATGCACTGCAAGTTGCTATCAATGAAGCAATCAAGGGGCTAAACTTCAACTACACGGTTGGGCTGAATGAGTTCCAGGACACGATTGCTGCAATCGCAGCGGCTGCTACTACTTTTAGTACTAGCGTCGGTCGTCGTACGGCTCTGCTTGATGCCCTCTACGAGATTCGCAAGTCAGTTGATGTTGTTAATAACAGCTACGCTATCAATAGCACGCTTGCAAATATCGCTCGCCTAGAAAAGGACATTCAGTTCTACGGTTCTTATGCTAAGGCTGAGGTTCGTGCTGAACAAGCGGTCATCGACGGTAAGCTAGCTAAGATCCGCACTCGTGCAGAAGATGCATTCGGTTATAGACGAGCCGGCGAAGTCCAAACGTCTGTACTCACTACCGAAGACGTAGAAAATTACCGCAGCATTGTTGCTGAATGCAAGAAGCAAAAGCAAAAGCTGCAAGATGAACTTCTCGAATCCAACGTTCGCAACGTCATTCATCTGACAGATAAGACTGTTGCGGTTCTGCAGGCCGAGAACATCATCTAACGGTTTGGTGGTATGCCTTGTAGCGCGAACTGCAGGGCAAAACCACCCGAAAAGAAAGAGAGATTAGAGTAGACACCGTAAGTTTCATTAGAAATTTACATTTGACAGCTCCGTTTTTGGCATCATAATTACGTGACCCGAACTATTAAAGACATTTTGCACTTTGCTGTTCGGACATATGTTGTTTTTGTAGATTGTGAAGTGTCTATTGCACACAAGGGTGGCTCTTAAGAGCCCCGCTGTTTTTTGCACAGTCTATGACTTACTCTTTCTTTTCGTATTTTTTAAAATAACTGAAAAAAGTTATTGACTTTGGTCTAGCATATAAGTATACTAACAAAATCGAGAGAGCGCAGAGAAACAACTGTTTCAACAGGTTCTCAATAAAAAATTTAAAAACTATAAAAAGGTGTTGACATTCGTTAGCGTCTTTGATATAATGAAATATAAGCTGAGAAATCAGCGATCTTTGACAATTTAGAATAAGAATTGGGGGCATAGCCCCGATAATGAGATAGCCTTGAGCAATTGAGGTTAAAGCAAGGTTTCCTATAAACTTGCGCCACCAATGGTCTCTCTATGCAAGCACGAACTAATCCGAAAGGATCCGTCCCTAGAAAGGCGGTAGTCGATAAGTTAGGTGTGTTGTCCGAAAGGATGTGTCACAGAGCCAGTCGGTGAGTGATAAGAGGGTTGGCGCCCTCATGACATGCAGCCAAACTAACGAACGATGAAAGTTAACGTGTAGTTATTGAGTCTGACCCTGCAAGGAAAGGCAAGATAGCATTTCGAGCGAAGAAGGTTTCATAAGGAGCCGGACCCGCAAAGAAACATTGAGTATCCCGCAAGGGATTCGGTAATGACCAAAGACGTTCGTTTAAAGCTGTAATCTCAGGCTGTACAAAAGATAAATAATATTAGACTATTTTGATGAACACACTTACGAAAAAACTAAAAACGGTGATCATTGATCGGCCGGTGACGTTGAGATTAAGAAAGTGTGTTCTTCTAAATAGTTTAATGTCGCGGGGTAGAGAAGTCCGGTCGTTCTCGCCAGTCTCATAAACTGGAAATCGGTGGTTCAAATCCAGCCTCCCGCATCCATTCAGTTTCTTGTTTCTGTAAAAAACAATTGGTGGAGCCCGGTACTGCTGTATCGGTCCTATTAGGATAGAGGGTTGTAAGTGACCTGTACTTGACTGGGAACTTTCGAAGATTTATGCGGGTGTGGTATAGGAGATGTGCCCTAGCCTTCCAAGCTAGAGAGGACCGGAGCGTTGCCGGCCACCCGCTCCAATATGCTTCCATAGTATAATGGTCATTACAATGCGTTGCCAACGCGTGGAAATCGGTTCGATCCCGATTGGAAGCTCCACTTTTCATAAATACTAGATGTTATTAATCGCTTATCAGGGAATCTTTAACGGTCAAAATTATGATCAAGCCAACACACCAAACCAAATCGGTTTGGCGTTTAACCATGGATATTCGGTATCAGTGGATGTTTGGAGAGTTAACGGTATTTTGTATTTAGGTACGGACCAACCGCTCACAGAAGTTACACCTGATTATCTGAAGGGTAATCGTTTTTGGATCAATGCTAGAAACGTCGAAATGCAAGAATGGATTTCTACACAGCCGATCAAATCATATCCTAATTATTTTTGGTATGACATAACCCATCCTCCACCGTACGTTACCACTAGCGGCGGTCAACTGTGGACCTTCGGAACAGTACCCGTAAATAACTCTAGTATCGTCGTTCTTCCTGAAATAAATGACAGAGGGCTGTTGAGTACAGTCAAGCTAAATTGCTATGGAATCTGTAGCACATATCCTACGTTTATTAGACGTATGCGCACTGAAGGTAATTGGTACTAATAATAGTACACGCAATATGCGTTGTTACCAGTCTCGCTTGGGTTAAAATCGCTGGTTAACTTAAACCCAGACTTAGCATAGGTCTTCCAACTAACATCTCTGGGATAACTCCAACATAGTACTGCCTTTTCTGATCTACCCTGTGCAATCGTAGCATTCAGCAGTACAACACCTATTCCCTTTCCCCGAAACTTTTCAAATACATATAATCCTCTAGAACGATATTCTTTGTCATTGCACATGTGACCGCTGTTGACTCCTGCAATTTCTCCGTCTATCATGTAAGCGAAGAATGTTGCAGGTGTTTCCATATTTGAACCTAAATATCCGCCGGTTCTGCACATTGCACTGTTAGTTTCGATTGTCGAAATCCTATCGGGCCACAGATAGTTTCGCCAGATTGGTAAAATTTCATCGAACGATATGGTTATAAGTTTGTCAGTCATTCTAATATTTATAGAACCAAACTGCTTGAATATTAATTTCAATTGTCATATAATTGCAATATGAATGAAAAAGTTACACCACCAGACTCTATTAGACTTGTACTAACAAAAAAGAATGAAGTTTCAGTTTGCACCAAATGTAATGGTATCGGGTCGTTTGAAACGGAAGAACTGATAGATTATCACAAACGAGACTATAAAACTTTTAGAAAAACTTGTGTAAACTGCAATGGTGATGGTAGAGTGGTATCGTTGATAACATCGTATAAGTTTGAGCACGAAGCCGCTGCATACCCTAAGACTATTCCTTATCAAGATGCGATTGCACAGGGAATTGAACCACACTTAGATGAACGCTATGTTTTTAGCTATAAAATTAACAAGACAGACCATGTGTTAAATCGAAAATACCCTGAATTAGCAGCAGTGTCGTATGATGTGTATGACGATTTAGTAGAAAAATATCGCGTTATAGAGATTTTAAAAGAGTAGTTATTGGGTTGACATGTTCCTATAACTGCGTATAATAGGAACATGTATAGCAATAGGAAGAGTTATGTCTAATCGTTTCGTAGTTTCTGATACCCATTTTGGTCATACCAATTCATGGGAAAAGTTTAAGAAGGCTGATGGTTCGCCTCTGCGTCCTTTTAACTCAACTGAGGAAATGGACGAAGCGATGGTTGAACGCTGGAACAATATTGTTAGCCCTAGTGATACGGTGTATCACCTAGGTGATGTGGTCATCAACAAGAAGTCTCTGCATCACATCAAGCGTCTGAACGGTCACAAGCGTCTGATTCGTGGTAACCACGACATCTTTGACGACAAGCTGTACTATGAGGTTGGCTTCGATAAAATTGTGGCTTACCGAGTCTTTGTGGATGAATTTGTGTTTTCGCATATTCCTCTGCATCCGGATTGCATCAGTGATCGGTTCAAGTGTAACGTACATGGACATACCCATAGCAATATCGTCACGCGAACGATTGTTACTGAACAAGGAGTCGAACAAAAAGAGGTTGATCCTAGGTATCTGTGTGTATCAGTGGAACACACTAACTTTGCCCCTATTAGTTTTGAAGAGGTGAAGGCTAGAATACAAGCTCAAAACGAAGCTTGTGGTTATATGCCACCCAATAACAGTTGGGGTAATGGATCACCTACTTAGTAGTATTGTGCATCAACCGACCCTTCTTGAACCCAATTGGTAACGGTGATCCGACTTTTATTTTTAAGTTTGTTTCACCGTTATTTATCCACATTGTTTTGTTCGGTCCTAATTTTTTTCCTTTATTCCAACTCGTATATCCCCTTTTACTCCAATGATTTTTAATTCCATTTTGTTTGTGGGTTTCAGGCTGTTGTTTTCCGAACCATCTGCTACCATCCCGTCCTAGCACAAACCCAGGTGGAATAGTAGATGTGGGATCAACCATCATTTCAGTGTGGTCGTTGTGTATCCAAATTTTGCCTCGCTGCATATTTGCTCCAATAACACTACCGAAATTGTTAAACGGAAGTCTACCTAATTTAAATGAATCGTCTGGTGGCGTTTCTCGAAATATTGTAATATTTCCGTCATTCCAGTGCCTGGTAGTTACAGTTGATCCGTCACCGGCTTCTGGTTTTAAATTCGCCCAGGTCTTCTTTCCGAATTCGTCTTTATCTTCGACTATGTTCCATAATGTACTATAATACATTCCCCATTCTTTTATTTCTTCAAGTGTTTGACATTCACGTAAAATTTCAGTAGTAATATCTTTTCCATGTATTTTAATATGATCCTTCCAATACGTTCCGGAACCTTGATATTTATATGGATTTTGTGTAGTTTTTCCTAAATAGTGTAGACCTGTTTTGTTATGAGTTTTCTTATACAAATAAATAGTCATGTGCTGATGTTTCCTTTCGTAGCATTAGAGCGGGTAGATGCGCCAACATCGTGATCCGCAACATTATTTATCATTATTCTTGACTTTTTCTAATAAACCCATTATTATTAATGTATGGATGACTTATTTTCTGATATAATTTGGGCAATTTCTTCTACTATTAGAAATCCTTCGATCAAAGAAGAACTATTTGCGGAATTGATTCCTATTTTTGACAAACAAAAAACATTTGACGAGACGACTTGTTTCAACATAGATGACTCGTTTGATACTGTATGGAACAAATGGATAGATGAAACAAGTTGACATTCTCTTTAATCTGTACTATTGTAAGTTATGGTTAAGGAGAATGTCATGACTTTGAAGAAGGGTGAAATGCTTGGTAAGATGCTGGTCATCGCTACTAATGCTCACCAAGGTCAATTTGACAAAGGCGGCGCACCGTATATTCTTCACCCCTTGAAGGTTATGCATTATCTCAAGACGGACGATGAAGAATTGCAATGCATTGCTCTTGGCCATGATGTCATCGAAGACACTGCGGTCACATACCAAGACCTTCGTAGTCAAGGCATGTCTGAACGTGTCATCGACGGTATTCGCGCACTTACTAAGGTTCCGGGCCAAACCTACGATGAGTACAAAGAATGCGTCTTTGCGAATAAGGATGCTATGAGAGTGAAGATGGCTGATCTTCGGCACAACACTGATATTCGTCGTCTTAAGGGCGTTTCTGAAAAGGACATTGCTCGTATGGCAAAGTATCAGATGTTTTATCTTGAGATTCAGGCCCGCTTGCAAAAGGAGTAGATATGGAAGACGATGACTGGGACTATGCCTCCCTTGATTTGATGGAAAGCTGGACTCAAAACATCTATCCAATCACGAGTAACCCCTATTCTGAGGAATTAAAAGACATGCAAAACATTGCCAATGCAGCGGTCAAGGCTCTTGAACGCGGAGACACTTTGGATCAGTTGATCAAGCGCAACCCTTCTTTTAAAAAGTTGTACAAAGAGTACAAAGCTGAACAGGCAGCAATCGATAAGGCGAAGGCCGCGAATGCTGCCCGACTTGAAAAAGAAGCCGGCCGTCGCGCCGCCGAAG